ACATGATTTATATATAAATACTTATATATAAATCTAAAATCTCTTCTTATAACTAAAAAAACAACACATATTTTTACACTGTCACCTTAAGGATTATACATATTATTAGAACCAGCAAAATACCATTTCATTGACAAATAGTCTGATTTTTTGTAATTAATATTAGAACTATTAGCTTGAGTAGTACTAGGACCACTTTGAACTAGATTTTGAATCGCTGCTGTTCCTAAGGCAAAGTCATAGTACCATAAATTTGATATGTAACCGTCAAACCCACCATTTAATGCCATAAAAACATCTCCATAATTTTGTTTTGGAACACCAGATAATTGTAAACTTCTAGATATAGTACCGTTAATGTAAACGTCCAATGTAGTATTTTCACATCTAATAATTACATTAAACCATTTATTAATTGGAATATCTGGAATGACAATTTCTTCATTAATTTCACTAAAAGTATTCATTATTAAACATAAAGCATTTGTTTCTGGTGCTATATATAAACCTGGAGCGTTATTAGGAAAATTCATTCCGTTTTCTAAAATCTTGTTGTTTCCTTTGTGAAAAATATGTCTATATTGTCCAGATAGATATTGTAAATCATTGATATAAATCCACACAGACCATGTAAATTCAATACCATCTCTTGCGTTTACTGAACGATAAATTGTTTTAGAATTCATACCAGAAGGATCCTGTGTAATTACTAATGCTTGTTTTGCTTCTATCATTCCGTTAATTAAATGTGGTGAGTTATTTCTTATAAATAAAGTAGTAATCATCATAATTCCTAAACGTAATAAAATGATAAAAATGAAAATAACTAACAGTAAAAAGGCGAATTTTGCCACTAAACTATTCGATTCAAAAAAACTTTTAATTCCAGAGGTAGGTCTATTTGTTGAAAATCCATTATAAATACTCATTTATATATATTTATAAGAAAAAGGAAAAAATTAAATTGTAAATGATTTTTTAACATTTCCATTTTCCTCAAAAGAAACCTTTAATTGATAATTAGTATTAAATATATTAGTTCCATAACCTTTTGTATAAATATTCCAAGCTTGTTGAGGATTAATAGGATGAGGAAAGTATTGTAATTTAGATGTATAACCATTAAATCCACCATTAGGAGTAAGATAAACATTGGAGTTTTGGTTAATCATTGCTATACCAGGTAATAAACATGTTTTTACTAATTTTCCATCCATATAAACATCCAATGTTCTTCCATAAACACTTATTAATAAGTTAACCCATCTTTGTATTGGAAAATTATCAACTTGACATTTATGGACAATAGCATTTGAATTTGGACTAGGTTGTTGGTTAGCTCCTGGAAAACATCCTAAAGCTATTATTATATTATTTTCCATAGGGGCAAATCTCACAATAGGAGATGGATCAATTCCACTAGTTCCTTCTAAAGATCCAGTATTTGGTGAAACACTACCAGCATTCATTCTACCGAAAAGTACTTTATGTTCTCCATAACGATAATTCCAATCATTTACATAAAACCAAACTGAATAAGCAAAGTTACTTGCGTTTCCATTAGCGTTGGTAGCCAATGAACTTGCACTTATAGAAGTCATTACTTCACCATTTAGTAAACTAGTCAAGGTTGTTGCTTCTTTGAATAAATATCTTACTACTATATAAATTAAAACTATTACAGCAATTGTAAAAAGAATGCCAGCGAGAGTCATAGTATAATATAGATTAAGAAATTTTCTTAATTAATAAGATTTGTTAAAGTATTTTAATTATCTATCTAAAATAAAAAAATAACTGAAAAAAAATTATACAAAAATTATAAATTATTTTTTATCATTTTATATTTTTATCACCATTATGATAATATATTTGTAATCGTCAATTCAGTATTGTCTGGAACCGGAGGTGTTTTATCTTTAACTGTATTGTAAATATAATAGATATTACTAGACGTCAATGATTTATTAAAATATACTAAATTACAAATTCCACCTCCAATTCCTTTTTCTGTACCTACCGTTAAGCTATCTAGTTTCATATATGGCATTACACCATTACTAGATTTTACTAGTTCACCATTTAAAAATATATCTAAAGTTCCTCCAGTGAAATTTATGATTATATTATTCCATTTTTGTAGCAAAAAATTTTCTTTTTTATAGATTATTCTATTACCATTTGAATCTAATTCTAGTAAGTTATTATTTAAATCGACGAGTTTTCCGTTTCTCCTCATTGTAACCATTAAAGTATTTTTACTAATGTTGTATAAAACATTCGGTTTATCCCCATAATTTAATAAAGATACGTAATTATCATATGCGGCATTAATATTTGGTGGATAAGAATTGATGAAAATCCAAAAAGAAATTGCGTATTGATATTCGAAATTATTACTTCCATTCAAATCTTCATAAGAGGATAAAACATTTAAATTGTATGTATTAATTGGCATATTTATTAGTTGTTTTCCACCTTGTACATTTATTTTTTTTTCAAGAGATGGTAATTTGAAATAAATATACATGAAAATCATGGTAAAAAGGAGTAATAGTACTGAACTTGTAGTGGTGGCATTATATTCAGATGTAGTGTATTTGAGGATGAGTTCAAATAAATTTAAAAGCGTCATTGGTATAAATAAGAGAATATTCATGATAAATGTAATAAAATTGTTATTTCCTGTATTAAAAAATTTATAAACAATCATTAAAATAAAAATAATAATTAATATATTCAATAAAAAGGAGATCCAACCATTTTGAGAAGAAAAAGGAGTTATTAAAAAAACTAAAAAATAAATAATTAATCCAGATATTCCTCCAAAAAAAAGAAATAAAAGTGACTTCATAAAATAGTTCACTGGAGGTGGTGTTTTAATGTTTTCATTATCTATAACTGAATCTTTTTTATAGGCGTAATTATACCATGAAAGCATAGTAAGAATAACTGTACCAATAAAAATAGATAAAAGAATGACTGTCCCAAAATAATTATTTATGATATTATAAGGATTAAATATATATAAAAGTGTTAAACATATTAAGAATAAAGCAATAATAATAATATATTTCATTTTTTTATAAAATAAACTTTCTTTCGTGTCAAATAATTTTAATGCGCTTGATGATAAATGCTTGCTCTGGATATTAAAATAGAGATGAGTAATAAAAATAATAAATAGTATTATCAATAAAATAATTGCTATAATCAAGAATTTATTTTTCATAATTTCATTTTTAATATTAGACATATCATTTCCTATAGTTGACATATTTTATACTTACAATATATCTACAAATTTATTTTTTATACAATATTCTTTTTCTATAATCCCATATTTTCCATAGCTGTTTTCTTTCCGTGGCATTCTCTACAGAGGGCAACTAAATTATTTACATCATTACCGCCACCATGTTCTAGTCTTATTTTATGATCTACCTCAAACCAAGCATTTAATTGATCTCCACAATGACCACACTTCCAATCTTGCTGTGCAGCAACATATTTCTTTTTAGTTTCACTTACTGATCTTTTCGTAGCATTTCTACCTGAATTTTGTAATCTTTTTTCTTGTGATGATGTTGGGCCATCTATATCATTAAAAGATTCCATAAATCCACGATTGGAAGAAGAAGATGATGTTAAATCAAAAATAGGCGAAATCATATCTAGAGATGATTTATCAATTGGCATATATTTAACCATGTTATTAGCGTACATTAACATATTTTTTCCTTGATTTGGGCTTCGTTTTAAAAGTAAATAAATACTGATTCCGATCACACCAAAAAAAATCATTTTATAATATTTTTTCCACGATAAAGCCATTTTAGAATATTTGCCGTCATGGTAGGTATCATAAATAAAAAAAATAGTTATTGCTAATATGAATAATTCTAATTTCATTATTATAAATTTATATAATCAAGATAGATAAAATAATTGATATACATTTTTATATTTTGTTGTATTTTTATTTTTTTATATTCAATATTCTTGATCTTTAATATCATTCATCCTCATCATCCTCATCAGATTCCCAACCCTTTTGAAATCCCCCCATTTGTAATCCACCATAGAAATATTTTTGCTCTTCTTTTTCACTTGGATCAACAAATTTTTTTATTAAATATTTAGAATAATAATTATCTTTTTCTACATCATCAGTATAATAAAAATTTATATATTTATTTTTCAAATATTCATCTCCAATTTCACTCATTTCTACATTTTTCATATAAGTTTTCCACATACTTTTTTCTCCTGGAAGTCTATAAATATTTCCCCAATTATTTGTTGCACATTCGGCTTCATACGGTTTTTTTTCCATAGTTAAATGTCCAAATAAACCAAGACCTCTTTCATAATCATGAATTTCTGCACAAATATTACAATATCCAATAAATACACCATTATAAAATCCATTTTTTTTACAATAATTACAATGATATGGTCCAGTTTTCCAAAACTTACCGTCATAAAATTTTTCTTTTTCATTCGTCATCCATTCGAATGGAACATGAATATCAATAGGAAGATAACTAACGTAATTTATACCTTCTATTTCGAATTCTAAATTATAAATATTTTTATTTTTTTTAGTAACAAGTTTATTTATTTGGACTTTAGAATTTAAATTATTATTAATTTCTTTAGCAAAAGTTGTCATTATTAAAGTTTTTATTAATTAATTGTAAATTGTATTGTAAAATGATTTCAATTTTTTATTAAACTGGTATTTAAACCTTTTAACATTTCAAACGCCGATTATTTATTATTATATACAAACATAATAAAAGTATTTTTGTATATAATAATAAATGAAAAAAACCAAAGAAGAAAATGATAAAATATTTATTTTAGGCTCAATAAAAGATATTGATAGTTTTATAAATAAAAATGAGTATAGAAAAGCATTTGGATTACTAATAGCTGTTCTTGAAAGGCTTGATGATGGTAATCAAAAAAACGAGGTTATAGATTATTATAGTAAAAAATATTGGAACCAGATATGAGCGTTTTAAAAATGTTTTCCCGAGCAGATAATCAGCATTTGAAATGTAAAAAGATTTATGTTTATAAAAACTATTATTTTTTATTTTTAAGTGTTTTCGAAGATGACGTCGACTTATTGCGTTTGGTTTTATTCAAAGTAATAGTTAACACATTCATTGTTTTTATTTTAACTTTTTCTTCATGTTCAAATAAAGGATTCAAACTTTTTAAATCATTTACCAATTTCTCTATTTCTATCGGTTGAATTCGTGGTTCATACAAATAAACTAGAAATATTTCTTTTATTTTATTGAATATTTTCATTTCATTTGTTGATAATATAAAATAGTTTTCATGATAAATTTGTAAAAGTGGATAATAAGAAGTAATAAAACCATAAACATCCACTATTTTAATAAATACTTGGTCTAAATATTCGCGAAAACTAACTTTACCATTTTCCTTTACTCTTGTAAAATTTAATAATATTTTGGAAATGTAATTCGTAATATAAGGTATAGTATATTGAACTTCTATTACTTTTGTTTTATATTCTTTTTCAGAATCACTCATATTTTTCAATCCTTTTTCATTACCAAATAATTTATACATTATACTGTTGATAAATTTAAAATGTCCACTTCCTCTCTCTTTCATCCAATAATAAATAAACTCAACAATAAATGGTTTTAAAACTATTTCGTTTATATTATTTTGATGACTCTCTACAAATTTCGAATATTTTTCTATGAATTTATCTGAAAAAATAATTACAGAAAAGGGTGTATTGAACTGAAAAGGTCTATTTTTCCATGATTTAGGAAAATCGTGATTTTTAAAAGGAATGTAATAAGTAGACAGTCCCCAATCTATTAATCTAGTTACCAATTTAGATGTAGTAGTACTACTAGTAGTACTATTATTATTACTACTTTCAACTAATAGATTAGAATCTTTAATATCACAGTGAAAAATATAATATTGATTCATAGGAATAATTCCATTCAATAATAATTCAATCAGACTATTGTTTAAATGAATGACAACCGAATAAGAACCACTTTTATCTACAAAAGTATCAATCGGTAATCCTCCATCAGGCATATTTAACGCATATAGTTTATCCAAGGATTTATTAATATTATCTTTATCGATATCTTTTTTTGGTAAAGCAGTACATTCTTTTTTAAATCTTTCCAAATCTTCTTCGTTTAATTTACTTGGTGTACATAAATGAAAACCATCAATCAAAAAATATTTTTGATAATTTGGTATTTTTTTTAAAGTTGATTCGAATTTTACTACGTCTTCATATTCTTCCGTTGCATATTTTTTTAACATTAATTTCGTAATTTTATTTTTTTCTCTAGTTGTTTGACCTTTACATTTCAAAGCTGGTCTAAATACACAACCAAAACCACCTGATGCTATTACTTTACCACCAGATTTTTTTTTACTCATTGATATTGTTTATATAGTAGGAGTATAATAATTATTTCTCATAAAAATAATAAATTAAAAATAAAAATAAGATGATTATAATAAAATAAATAATTTTTTGTATATATTTATAATATTCTTTCCATTTTACGTCTGTAGGTTTATATGCTTCATAGTATTTCGTGTAAAATTGAGTTAAACTAATAACTGGTTTTTCCAGTTTTTCATTTATTTTATTATGAATAAAATGAGTCCAACGAATAAATGAATCTGTATTATCTAAATAAGGAGCAACTGGATACATATCTAGTAATTTACTAAATTCAGTAGATATACTTTCAATTGGTAAAAATAATGGTAAATTTTGAATAAATTCATAGTATTTTTTTTTAGTTATGGTATTTGGATATTTTGGATAAGAAAGAGCAATTGTGTGAAGAAAAAACCAATAATGTGGACCCCAAATTTTTGGATCTAATGCTAAAGTCATGAAAGAATATATAAGTTAAAATAATATAATAGTATAATTGTTTAAACATATATTGTATTTTAAACTATACTTCTTTAATAAATGAATAAAAATAATATTTGTAATAATTGCGGTAAACAAGGTCATCTTTTTCATCAATGTAAATTACCAATTACTAGTTATGGTATCATTCTTTTTAGAATAGTGAACGAAAAAATACAGTTTCTTATGATAAGAAGAAAAGATTCTTTTGGATACATTGATTTTATAAGAGGCAAGTATTCTTTGAATAATTTAGAACATGTACAGGGAATTATTAATGAAATGTCTATTCAAGAAAAAAAAAATATTATGGAAGAAAATTTTGATACTTTATGGAAACTAATGTGGGGAGAAGCGTCTAATGTTCAATATAAAAATGAAGAATTATTATCATCTAAAAAATTTGAACTTTTAAAATCTGGAATATATGTTGATTCTAAAATGGTTACACTTAAAAATATTATTGACTCTAGTATTACAACTTGGATAGAAACAGAATGGGAATTTCCCAAAGGAAGAAGAAATTTTCAAGAAAGAGATTTAGATTGTGCATTGCGTGAATTTAGTGAAGAAACTGGAATAGCCAATTCTGATATTACTGTAATTGAAAATGTAGTACCTTTTGAAGAAACTTTTATAGGTACAAATTATAAATCCTATAAACACAAATATTTTTTAGCATATATGAATCATACAAGTGATACTATTATGGACTCTTTATTAAACTATCAAAAAACAGAAGTAAGCAAAATTGAATGGAAAAGCTATGAAGAGTGTTTAAAGTCGATCAGACCTTATAATTTAGAGAAAAAAAAAATAATTACCAATATTTATAATTTACTAAAAGAATATAGATTATATTCATAATATATAAGTATTATGTCTGATAAAAAACGATTATTAATTCAATCAACAAGTGTAACATCTTCATTAGATCATCCATTACCATTAAATATAGCAGTTACTCCTAGATCTACTTCAGGTACACCAAGTTCTACATCTCCATTCGTACAATCCCAACGATTACCTGAAGATTTTACAAATGTTAAAGTAAATACAAATATCGAGGAGAAAACAAATGATTTAAAAAACTTATTTGAAAAAGTGAATTGTAATGAAAATTTTTATTCTAAAGATTGTAATCAATTCTTATTGAAAAAAGAATTATTAGAACATGATTACTTAAAGAATCATCCAAAAGAAAATAGTTATTTATATCCGAATTTAAATGATCCTAATTTCATTATAAAAATCGCTGAAAAAAAAGAATTTAATGATACCCAATATGATGGAGAAATTCATCATGATATAAAATCTTATGCTGATATTTTAAGTAAGGCTGAGTTTGAATTGGCTCCTCACCAAGCATTTGTGCGCAACTTTCTCTCTTTTCAAACACCTTATAATAGTTTATTATTATATCATGGATTAGGTAGTGGAAAAACTTGCTCCGCAATTGGTGTTTGTGAAGAAATGCGTGATTATTTAAAACAAGTTAGTATATCTAAAAGAATTATTATTGTTGCTTCGAAAAATGTTCAAGATAATTTCCGTTTACAGCTTTTTGATGAGAGAAAATTAAAAAATATTGACGGCATTTGGAATATAAAAGGTTGTGTGGGAAATAAATTATTAAAAGAAATAAATCCTATTGGTTTTAATGGTTTAACAAGAGAGAAAATCGTTTCTCAAATTAAAGGATTAATTAATAATTCTTATTTATTTTTAGGGTATGGACAATTTGCTAACTATATAATTAAAACAGCAACAGTTGAGCCCGGTAGTTATAGTAGTGAAAATGTTCGCACCAAAAAAGCAATTCGTCAATTAAAAGCTGAATTTGATAGTAGATTAATTGTTATTGATGAAGTTCATAATATTAGAATGACGGAAGATAATGAAAATAAATATGTAGCAATGAATTTAGAATTACTTGTAAAGTCCGCGGATAATATTCGATTACTTTTATTATCAGCAACTCCAATGTATAATAGTTATAAGGAAATTGTGTGGTTGATTAATTTAATGAATATTAATGATAGACGTGGAAAAGTTATGGAAAGTAGTATTTTCGATAAAAAAGGTAACTTTAAACCAGGTGGTCAAGAAATATTTATTAGAAAAGCTACAGGATATGTTTCTTTTGTAAGAGGAGAAAATCCATATACTTTTCCTTATCGTATTTACCCTAGTGAATTTGATGTTCAACATACGTTTAAAGTTATCAAACATCCTTTTATTCAAATGAACGGAAAAAGAATTGAGGAATCAGAACAATCTAAAATATTGGATTTGTATTTAGTTAATATTGGAGAAACACAATCTTATGGATATAAATATATTTTAGATCATCTTAAGACAAAAACTACAAATATTACTACTAAAAAAGGTTCAACAAGAATAATGCCTACATTTGAAGAAATGGAGAGTTTTGGATATACTTTATTACAGAAACCATTAGAAGCATTGATTATTGTTTATCCTTACGATGGATTAAAAGAATGGTTAGAAGAGAGAAATAATGATGAAATAGTATTAAAAGAAGACGTACTTTTGTCAAATAAAGATAATGATTTATCGGCAGTTAACTTTGAAATTAAACCTGAAATACTTATTTCAAGTGATGAAGCTTCTTCTTCTAAAAATAATAATTCTATAAAGCTTACTAGTAAACCATCAAGCGAATTATCTATTTCATCATATAATTCGATAAATAAAGGTGGTGCAGTATCAAAAGATCGCAATTTTTTTATAGATCCAAATGATTTGACTGGAAAAGAAGGATTGAAACGTATAATGAATTTTACAGATGAAAAAAATCCTCCTTTAAAGGGTTTATTTGAATATAAATCGAAAAAATATGGACGTGTTTTTTCTCTCGATGAAATCGGAAAATATAGTAGTAAAATAAAAAATATTTTAAATAGTATTGTTTCTCCTGAAGGTATAGTTTCTGAAGGAATAATTTTAATTTATTCACAGTATATTGATGGTGGTTTGATTCCTGTCGCTCTTGCTTTAGAAGAAATGGGATTTATTAGGTACAGTGAAAATGGAAAGAATTTATTTAAAGACAAACCTGTTCCAACGGTAGATGTAAGAACAATGAAACCAAAAAGTAACAAAACATCCAATTTTATACCAGCAAGATATTCTATGATTACAGGTGATATTCGTCTTTCACCAAATAATGAATTTGAAGTAAAAGGACTAACAAGTCAAGATAATGTGGATGGAAATAAAGTAAAGGTGGTTTTAATTTCAAAAGCTGGTTCAGAAGGTATTGATCTTAAATTTATTCGTCAAGTTCATATTTTGGATCCTTGGTATAATATGAATCGTGTAGAACAAACGATTGGACGTGCTGTAAGAAATTTTAGTCATAAAGACTTACCATTTGAAAAAAGAAATGTAGAAATATTTATGTATGCTACTATTTTGGAAGAAAAAGAAACAGAGTCAGCTGATACATATGTTTATCGAGTTGCTGAGTTTAAAGCCGTACAAATTGGTAAAGTAAGTAGGGTTTTGAAAGAAACAGCAGTGGACTGTATTATCAATCATGATCAAACTAATTTTACGAGAGAAATTATGGACAAGATTCTAAAAGAACCCATCACTCAGATTTTATCGAATGGTACTGTATTAAATAATTTTAAAATAGGAGATGCCCCTTTTAGTCCTGCATGTGACTATATGGAAACTTGTGAATATCAATGTCGTCCGAATGCTAAAGTCGATGAAATTACTATCAATGAAGATACTTATAATGAAGAATTTATCATGGTAAATACTGATAAAATTATTCAAAAAATAAAATTATTAATGAAGGAAAGTTTTTTTTATAAAAAGAAAATATTACTCGAATTAATAGATATACCAAAAGTGTACCCTTTAGTTCAAAAATATGCTGCTTTAACTCAATTAATAGAAGATAGTAATGAATTTATTACAGATAAATATGATCGTACCGGTCATTTAATCAATATTGGAGAATATTATTTATTTCAACCACTTGAATTGAATTTTAAAAATGTTTCTATTTATGATAGATCTGTTCCTATAGATTATAAACATGATATGATTAAATTTGAAATGAAAGAAAAATCTTTACATAAATCAAAATTAGAGGAGGAATTAGTAGAAAGGGAAGAAGAAGATGTAAAAGATTTATCTAATGTTCAATCTATTTTAAATAATTTGAGAGAAAATTATGATTTAGCTTTGAAATATCAAACAGAAGATATAACAATAAAAAGAGGAGATGATAATTGGTATAAATTTTGTGGAATTACAATAAAAAGATTAATTCATGGAGGAATGAATAAAAATTTCTTGGATGATATTATTATTGACCATTTACTAGATTCTTTATTTTATAAAGAAAAACTGAATGTTTTAAATTACGTTTATTCACCGACTTCTAATATTCAAGAAGGCATGTTTGAAGAAAAAGTCATTAATTATTTTCGCAGAAACACTGTTACTTTTCAAAATATATATCAATCTGGTACTACAACTACTATTTTATTATATAATAATGATGCCAAAGAAGAAATACTTATTTTTGATAATAGTCGTCAAAAATGGAAAAAAGCGGAACCAGAAGACAAAAGAGAAATTTTAGAGTCAGTAAAAGTAAGAGAGAAATGGATTATCAAGTCTGAAAATCTCAGCAATTTGGTTGGTTTTATGGGATATGAAAAACAAAATAGATATTTATCATTTAAAATAAAAGATATGAAATCGAAACGTAATTCTGGAGCACGTTGCGATGAAGGAGGTAAAGTCAAAACAATGAAATTGTTGAACGAAGTAATTGGAGAAGAGAGATATACTAGTGAAACAACCAAAGGTTTTGTACAATTAGAATTATGTTGTTTATTAGAGTTAATCATGCGTTATTATACAAAAATAAAGGTTAATAATAAAATGTGGTTTTTAAATTCTGACATTGCGTTGTTTAATAAATTTTAGAAAAATTAGTTAGAAATAAATATATAGAAATAATTTTATGATAATATTATCTATCAAATGATTCCTTTTGTTATACAACAAATTTTTCCTAGAGACTATATTACTAAATGTAATGTAATTACAACATATGATAGTTGTAGTGAAAAAAAATTATTGAATGAAAAAATTTTCAATTTTATTGCTAACTTTATTCATGAATTTTGTAGTGATTATTATGGAGATGGTTGTATTATATCTTCATATGATGATTTTCATAATAAGTTTTGGAGTGTACATTGGGATGAAGTACATGATTGGTTAGATATATTCAAAATATTTTATTTTGAAAATGATAAATGGATAGAATGGAAAGTAAAAGATTATCAAGATGATATATTTCAATATTATATTCAGTATTATTTATTGATAACCATTTAAATATTTTACACTAGTTAATAGTAAGAATAAAAATATTTTTATAATGACATTTAATATTGAAGAATATTTGAATAGTTTACCATTCGATGTTACTGAAATTGAATTAAAAAATAAAGATTTAACTTATATTCCAGATTTATCTAAATTTACAAACTTAAAAATATTAAATGTTTCATTTAATAAAATAACTACATTACCACCACCACCATATTTACCAGATACCTTAGAAGATTTTAATTTATATCAAAATAATTTAACTACAATACACGAATTACCATGTAACTTAAAGAAATTCTGTTGTTGTCATAACAATAACTTGAAAACTTTGTCTAGATTGCCAAATAAGTTAGAGTTTTTGTGTTTATATTATAATGATTTAACATGTTTACCTTGTTTTCCTGATAGTTTAAAAACATTATATATTTGTTATAATGATAAGTTGACTTCTATATCTTCTTTACCAAATAATCTGGAAATATTTTATTGTTATAATAATAAGACTTTATCTTCTTTACCTTCTTCTTTACCAATAAATTTAAAAAAATTTGATTGTAGTAATTGTGATTTATCTTTGGTACCTACTTTACCAAATAACCTGGAATTATTCTTTTGTAATAACAATAAATTAACTTTTTTATATAATTTACCAAATAATATTGAATTGTTACGGTTTATGAATAATAATATAAGTTATGTTTCTAATTTACCAGATAAATTAAAACAAATTCATTATGAAAATAATCCAATTTATGAAGTTATTCATAAAAAAATAGATATTCCAAAAGAAAACATACGCTTTAATGATGAATATATTAAAACAATTAAAAAAAATATAATCACAATATATAATTTTCGATATATATATTATTTATATAAATCCAAAAAACCATTCTGGGATATTTTATGGGTTAAAATTCGGGAACCAAAAATAAGTGAATATTACAAACCTGATAATTTAATTGAGAAATTGAAAAAAATAAATATTAATGATGAAGAGAATGAAGAAATTTTTGATAATCTCTTAAATACTTGGTAATGAACAAAATGTGTAAAATAATTTATAAAAAGTAAAGTTTAGTTTTATAAAAAATTGATTTATTTTTTATTTTTAACAAGAATAATATAATAAAGATAATTATATATACATTATAATGGAAAATACAACTAATTTTAAAAATAATTACAAAAAGAAAAGAGAACAAAGAATAATTCCTATTTATTCCAAGTCGTTAATTACACGTAATATAGTAATACCTATTAGTAATATAAATAAAAATATTAAACAATTGATTGAAAAAAATATTTCTAGTAATTTTGAAGGAAGATGTATTTTGGAAGGTTATGTAAAACCACAATCTTCCAAAATAATTACGTATTCTAGTGGTTTAATTGAACGTGGAACCAATATTAATTTTGAAGTAGTTTTTGAATGCGATATTTGTTTTCCAGTTGAAGGTTGTCTTTTATCTTGTACTGCTAAAAACATTACAAAGGCAGGTATTCGTTGTGAAAGTTCTGATGAAGTACCGTCTCCTATTGTGGTTTTTATAGCAAGAGATCATCATTTTAATAGTAATTATTTTTCAACTATTCAAGAAGATGATAAGATTACTGTTAAAGTGATAGGTCAGCGTTTTGAATTAAATGATAAATATATTTCTATTATTGCTGAACTTGTAACGCCTATTCATACTTTTCAAAATATTAATAATACTTCTTTATCCAATAAAAAAATTTTAAATAAACCAAAACCGAAACTTATTATAGAAGATTAGATAAAAAAATAAAATATATTTAGGTAAGTAGGTAAATATAAATATATTTTGTACAATTATAATTATATATTTTTTTGTTTGAAGACCAATAATATAATAAATAATACTTATTTAAAGCTTATAATAGTATTAAAATAATACGTTTGTAAAAATGGAAACAGAAACAATGGATTATTTAACTATTAAGGACGATAATGATAATAATGAAAATATTTTTGAAAAATTATGTGATTTAAATGATAATGAAGATGAAAATAATTATAAAAACAATTCTCAATTTTACAATGATGTTAGTAATGAAGAACTAAATTTTATAAGGGAAACAATTGAAGCTATGAGTAAATTTAATCAAATAGAAGTATTACGAATTCTTCAAAAATGTAAAGATGTTACTTTATCAGAAAATAAATATGGGGTTCATGTTAATTTATCTGAAGTAAAAAAAGAAATTATTGATGAAATGAAAACATTTATTAATTATGTGAATACACAAGAGATGAATTTATATAAATTGGAAGAACAAAAAGAAAAATTCAAAAATACATATTTTACAAAAGATAATAAAGATTTAAAGAGTAATTATACTAAGGTAAAGTCAAATGCTTGAAAGTAATAATTTGTATACTCAAAATAATTCAAACTCAAACATAAATTTGATTCATAATTTAACCAAATATATGTTGACAAAAGAAGTGGTGAATAATTCTCTTTCTTATTTGGTTGATTATAATAAAAGTAATGTAAATTTAAATAATAACAAAGGCAATAGTAATTTAAATGATAATAAAAATGATACCTGGAAAAAATCAAATATTGTTCCAAAAAAAGAAGAACAACCTTTTTTTATTCCAAGACAAAAAGATTCACTCTTTTGGTGTTTTTATATAATGAAACATGGATTTGAAAAATATGAAACAATTGATTTTATTAATATTGTAGTTGAAAAGAATTTGAAAATAGAATATATTGAAAAGTTGAGAGAGAACAAAGATGTCTTGAAAATATATAAATTTGCTCCGTTAACTCACATTGAAAATGTTCTTTTAAATGAATATAAAATAGATATGAAAACATTTCTCTCTTTATGCGTTCTTGAAAACATAAATGTTTTATTTATTAATAAGAAAACATTTTTATCATTAGAAATGACTAGTCTAAATTTAAATTCTATTAACGAATCCGAATTTTCTACACATATTTTACATTTTTTTCCTGATAAAAATAATTATGGTTTAGAAAAAGAGGTTTCTAAATTAAAAGTAGAGGAATATAAGAATAAACTTTATAAAATTACCAATTCAGATAAACCATTACGAGCTATATCCGCGTACAAAAGTGAAGAGTTAATGGAAATTTGTGGTAAACTTGGAATCGAAACTTTTAATAAAGAAAAAGGAAAAACGTTTTTGAAAAAGGAACTCTATGAAGAAATTATAAAAGAATTAAGCTAGACTTCTCACTTCAATTATGTAAATGTAAATGTAAAAGAAATTATATTATAAAAAATTGAATAATAAATTATAATATAAAAATATGTAAATATATATAATAATGTCTAAAAAATTAATTATTGAAGAAGAAATTCCTGAAAATTTATTACAAGAAGATGATCCACTTGAAGAAGGAGAAGTTAGAGAACCTCCTGCTGTATCATATCTAAATATTTCTGGTACTAGTAAAAACAAAAATGCTTCCAAAAAAATACCAGAATTTAAACCTCCTTCAGCTAGTTATCTTCAACAACAATTTGATGAATTAGTAAAACTTTATTACACTTCTAATCCTTATGTTAAAGGTAGTAGTACAAATAAAGAATTGGAAGTAAGATTTGGTACTAGAGGAATTAAACATTTCACTAAAAATGATTATGATAACGTTATCAAGAAGTTAAAATCGCTTGGATTTACTTCTGTAAATGAAAATGGTTTTTATAGTTTACGTATTCAAAATGAATATTTAGATAAAAATACAGGTAGATTTAAATTATCAAATATAAGAGTAGAAATAAATGGATTGACTGAAATCAAAGATTACTGTAAACATAATGAAATTAATAAAATTTTAGTAAAAGGACCATCTATTGTGAAGTTCACTAAAAAAATGCCAATAAAAGATAATAAAGGCGAAAATATTCGTCCTATTAATTTTGACGATTTTAATTTCCGTGTTTCTCTCCAAGAAGAAGAAGAAACATATCGCGCTAGTGGTATTAATAAATTTATTATTGATAATTGGCTAAAATCAAAAAAAACATTTCGTTATATAAATCGTGTATCCTTTACTCATCCAGACTATCCAGTTTCCATTGATATAAGTATTGTGAAAATGTCGAATAATTTATCTTATACTACCGAAGAGGCTGGTGTTTTTACAAATCCCGAAACTTATGAAATAGAAATCGAAGTAGATAATAGTAAAATTGGTCCTGGAACACAATTCAATACTTATCAAGTTGTCTTAGAATATTTAAGAAAATCGATAAAACATATTTTGTCTGGACTTCAAGGAACGAATTATCCGATTTCTTATCCAGAACAAAACATTGTAATTCAGAATTATATGAAACTTTTGTATAAAGATGATTATAATCCTTCCAAACGTATTTATCCTAGTAATTTTATCGGTCCTTCTTCTTATACATTAGAACGCAAAAATATTGAACCAATCAATGAAAATTCTACTATACCAAATATTCGTAGAGGATTTACAGTTACAGATAAAGCGGATGGAGATCGTCATTTAATGTATATTGCGGATAATGGAAAAATATATTTAATCAATACGTCCATGAATGTCCTCTTTACTGGTGCTATTACTGCTGAAAAAACTATTTTTAATTCTTTAATGGATGGAGAACTTATTCTTCATGATAAAAATGGGAAATTTATTAATTTATATGCTGCGTTTGATATTTATTACTTGAATAAAAAAGATATTCGAGAACTTACTTTTATGCCGAGAAAAAAAGAAGATATTGTTATGAAATCAAGATATCAAATTCTAAAAGAAATAATGAAAATCATAAAACCGATGTCAGTAGTAAAAGATACCATTTCTCCTATTCGCATTGAATCTAAACGTTTTTATCCATCTAATTTTGAAGATGAAGAAAAAGACAGTACTATCTTTACTTCGTGTGAAACTATTTTGAATAATGCCAAGTCTAATTTATTTGAATATAATACAGATGGTTTAATATTTACACCAGCTTTTCTTGGCGTTGGTTCAGATGTGGTTGGAAAAGCTGGACCATTGAAAAAGATTACATGGGAATATTCATTTAAATGGAAACCACCTCAATACAATACTATTGATTTCTTAGTTACTACCGTAAAAACAGCAAATGGTAAAGAAGATCAAGTAAAACAAATATTTGAAGATGGAACAAATGTTTTGATGAATACTCAACTAAATGAATATAAAACGATTGTATTAAGATGTACTTTTATTGAAGACTATCATGGATATGTAAATCCATGTCAAAATGTGATTGATGATGTTTTACCAGAATACAAAGGATTTGAAGATGGAAGTTCTAAACAAGCCAAACCTGTACAGTTTTACCCAACTAATCCTTATGATCCTACAGCCGGAATTTGTAATATTATGTTGAAGAATGATGATAATAATACCAAACAAATGTTTTCAGAAGAAAATGAAGTATTTACAGATAATACTATTGTAGAGTTTAGTTATGATTTATCAAGAGAAAAAGGATGGAGATGGATTCCACTCCGTGTTCGTCATGATAAAACTAGTGAGTTGCGACAAGGATTAACGAATTTTGGTAATGCTTATCATGTGGCTAATAGTAACTGGCAAAGTATTCATAGTCCAATCACAGAAGATATGATTTCTACTGGATTTAATATTCCTACTACTGTTATAGATACAGACGTTTATTACAATAAAGTATCAGGAGAAATAAAAACACAGGCATTAAAAGATTTTCATAATTGTTTTGTGAAAAAAATACTTATTAAAAGCGTTTCTAAAAAAGGAGATATTCTTATTGATTTTGCTTGTGGAAAAGGTGGAGATTTACCTAAATGGATTCATGCTCAGCTTTCGTTTGTTTTTGGCATTGATATTTCCAAAGATAATTTAGAAAATAGATTAGATGGAGCTTGTGCTCGTTTCTTGAATTATCGCAAGAAAAATAAAAATATGCCTTATGCTTTATTTGTAAATGGTAATAGTGCTTATAATATTCGAAATGGAGCGGCAATGTTGAATGATAAAGCTATTCAAATTACCAAGGCGGTTTTTGGTTCTGGAACCAAAGATGAAGATAAAATTGGAAAAGGAGTTGCTAGACAATATGGAAAAGGACAAGAAGGATTCCATATTTCATCATGTCAATTTGCTATCCATTATTTCTTTGAAAATATAGAGAATTTCCAGGGATTTTTAAGAAATATTGCTGAATGTACCAAATTAGGTGGTTATTTTATTGGAACATGTTATGATGGAAAATTAATATTTAATTTATTGAAAAAGAAATTATTCGGAGAAAGTATTCAAATACTCGAAAATGGAAAGAAACTTTGGGAAGTTACTAAAGGGTATGATTCTGAAAGTTTTGAAGATGATGTTAGTTGTATAGGTTATAAAATAGATGTTTTTCAAGAGTCGATTAATCAAACTATTTCTGAGTATTTGGTGAATTTTGATTATTTAAATCGTATTATGGAAGATTATGGTTTCAAAATAATAGATGCTAATGAAGCAAAAACACTTGGATTACCTGAAGGGAGTGGATTATTTAGTGAACTTTATATGAATATGATGGAAGAAATAAAAAGAAATAAACATAAATTCAGAGAATCTAATGAATATGGTGAAGCAGCAAATATGAATTCTTTTGAAAAGAAAATATCTTTCTTGAATCGTTATTTTGTTTACAAGAAATTTCGTAATGTAAATGCTGAAAAAATACAAATTGATTTTGGAGAACATGACCAATACGAATATAATGAACCTGTCTCCAAACCGATAGATAAAAAAGAAAAACCTTCTTCAAAAATAGAATCAAAATTAGTACCAGTATTATCTCCAAAAATTAAAAAATTAAATAAAAAAATATTACTTGTTCCAGCTACGGAAGCACTAGAACCGGAAAAAATTGGTGAAAAAGAACAACCTAAAGAAACTTCTAAAGAAAAAAATATTATTATTATTGAAGAAGCTAATGAACCAAAAAATAAAATGATTATTGAAGATGTTTCTAATAAACCAATAGATGAAATTATTATTCAAGAAGAAGGAAAAGGTGAAACAAAGGAAGAAGTAATAGAAATTCCAAAGGAAGAAAAAAAGAAGAGAAAACCTAGGTCTGATATTGGAGTAAAGAGAGAACGAGCTAAAAAACCGATAATTAAAATCGAAGAGTAAAAATTCAAGAAAAAACTATTATTACTTAAACAATTAGTAAAATAATATATAATATAACAAATGAGTTATTATATATTACCAAAAAATAATAATATAATGAAAATAGAACCTTTTATAGAAAAAATAAATATTCCAGAACCATATACATCTTTTAGTTTATATCATTGTTACAAAAAATTGTTAAAAGAAAATCTTTTTTTATTTGAAAATAAATTATATGAAGAAATATTTCAATTTATCAATCCATACGAATTTATTTATTCCAAAATTCCTAACGCTAAAATGTCTGTAAGTAAATTATCTTATGATTCTAGTATTTTTTACGACCTTTTAGAAATTATTTATACCATGAATATTTTTGAATGGGTTGATAAAAAAAATATGAAAACATTACATATAACACCAAATTTTTCAGATACAATAGATTGTATTGAAATTTTAAGAGATAATAATTTGGATAACCATAAAAGTATTTCAAATATAAATATTAATATTAATATGAATTTACAATCTGAAATTGAAGAAGATAATAGTTTTAATTTTATTTTTTATGAAACAATCAATGTCAATAATTATAATGAATATATTTTGGAACTATTAACTATTTTAAAAATAATTATTAAATCTCAAAAAGAAAATGGTATATCTATAATTAAAATATCTTTATTATTTCACAAACCAGTTATTGATATTATTTATATTTTAACTTCTCTCTTTGAAAAAGTTTATGTTATTAAACCAAATACAAGTAATATCACAAGTTATGAAAAATATATTGTTTGTAAAGGTTTTATTTTTAATGAAAATGTTTTATTAAATTATTATAATCAAATAAATGATTTTTTAAATGAAAAATATTATTCACTTTATTCAGAGAATAGTTTTATAAAGTATGTTATTGAAAAAGAATTACCTTGTTATTTTTTAAATAGAATTGACGACATAAATATAATAAATGGTCAACAACAATTAGAAGTAACAAATCAAATTATTAATATTCTTAAAAATAAAAATCGGGATATAAAACTCGAAAATATTAAAAAAATAAATATTCAAAAATGTATTCAGTGGTGTGAAAAATATAATATTCCTTGTAATAAATTTCTTGAAAAATCAAATATATTTTTGCGTGAAAACGATTGTGAAGAAGAAGAAATTTAGTAGTCACTTTTAAACATACAAAGAATCATAATAGGTTGGAGGTGTAGGACCAAAACCAGAAGAATTATATTCTTTTATCATAAAGTTATTTGTACCCTTAAAACAAGTTTTTGGATTTTGAAATTGTCCAAGATAAGTTTGTGTTTGACACGTAGGTGCCTTATTTTTCAAAATAAATGGATAAGTCTTTGAAGTTCCAAGATAAGCAGATGAAATATTGGAAGCATTATTATTTCTTCCATAATTAAAAGTAGCTAGATTTTTTTCAATTGTAGTAACATTTAATTTCAAGTTCAAAGTACTACTACTTACTGCTCCTTGTTGAGCAAATTGCGAATTGTTTGGTTTATAAACTACTAATTTACAACCAACTGGATTAGATGGTCCAGAAAATGGGATGCCAATATAAGGATTATTTACGTAATTAACAAATAAACTTTTAACGGCTTCTTTTTGTTCTGACGTGAGTGAATTTTTAATATAATTATTCAAATCATTCAATGTTTTTAAATTACTTATTTCTCTCATCTCTTCTTCCGTAAGAAGAGATTTATTCTTTAAAATTTGAATAAATTTTGCAATAATAATTAATTCAGTGCTTTCATAGATTTCTCCATTTGGTTGACAATTTGCAAAATAAGTATTAAAAGTTGTAAGCGCGCTTCCTGGTTTTGCTAGTTCAATTAATTTTGTCGTTATAGCTGGATTATTAAATTTAGAAGCATCTAATTCTACGTCTTGATATGTTTGGAAATTAAATATTCTTTGGTCATATGTCTGACATCTATTTTGTCTGTACTGTTGAAGAGTAGTGTAATAATTTTTCTTTAATATAGTGCTTGCTGGCAAGACTCTTTTTAATGCTTTTTTTTGTTCATTACAACAAAGTTGTGAACTAGTAGTAATTCTACTAGGATTTTCAGTTAAATAAGTATTATTGGGATAATAATTAGCAACGATTCCAACTGCTCTACATGTTTTACAATTCTTGTCTAACTTATCAATATTGTTCACTTCATCGGTATTATTTTGTAAAATACTATTTTGACCTGGATTTTGAATTACCTGACTCACCAATCCCATTCCTCCAGCACCACCACTTAATGATGCTCCTGTTGAAGATTTAGTATAACGATTCGTATTATAATTAATCAAAGATATTTCGATATTTTCTCCAACCGAATTTTGACTACTTGTACCTATATTTGGAACTGTAATTACTCTTCCTTTACGAAAATGTTTAATAGGTCTTGCAAGACCAAATCCAGTAGGAAAAATATTTCCAGGATCATTATTGGTAAGTGGACGAATATTCGATGGAGTAGTTCCTACCGGATTACTAAAAACACCAGTACCTTTCCATGATTTATATTGGACATTTAAAGGTCGATTATTATATGAATTCATACCTAATGGAAAAAAAGCACTAGACATTATATAATTAAGAAAGAAAAAAAAGTAACATAGTATATTAATGACTGGGTTAATTTATTTTTTGATTTTATTTTTTATTTTTTTGATTAGTTACCAATTATTTTTAGCATATTTTTCCGGATATTTGGAAGGTCTTACAAATAATACATCGTCTAGTACACCCACAAAACCTACAACTACAACTACAACTACCCAACCTACAACTACAACTACAACCACAAAACCTTCTTCCACTATAACTACAAGTACAAAACCTACAACTAGTACAACTAGTACAACTACAACTAGTACAACTAGTAAAGGTAATATAACAACTGCTGATACTACCACCAAAGATGTAATTGCTCCAACAACTTCGGTTACCACTATTAATGCTTCCGCAATTAACTCTGATAATATTGTTTATATTCCTTATACATCCACTTCTGAATCTGTTCCTTCTTTAGTAGGTCAAAATACAAATAATATTCTTTATTTAAAAGAAAAAATGGATAATTTATTTCAACAAGTTCAAGATATTAGTGGTAATTTGACAAGTGTAAATACCGTTCAAAGTTCACAAGCATCACAGTTCGGAAAAGTAAACAATGTCGTTTCAGCAGCACAAAGTAAAATTCAACAACTACCTACTCCCCAAGTTAAAGGATTAAACTAAATTTATTTATTTATACATAATTTTGTAAATACATAAATTTTAAAACTATATATATATTAGTAATGTCAAATATATTTCAACAAGTTATATCAGATGCCCAAGGTGTTGAAACCGAATTATTAGGTCCAGTGTATCCATACTATCAAAATATAAATACACCATCGAGTATTGGTATTTCTTCTGATGGAAGTATTTCTGCTTTAACTAGTGATATTGAAGGTATCATTGCTTATGTAGAGTTATTAGTTCAAGGTGGAGGTAATGCTTCTTCTACAGGAAATCCTTTAGGAAACCAATTTTTTCTTAAAACAGGAGCTAAATGTATGGATACTGAAACAAATGAAGAGGTTGATCGATATATTTATGTTAATAATATTCCAAATGGAAATATTCCATTTATTTCATCAGGATTAGGTATGGATTTTTCTGAATTTAAAGGTTTAGTTCCTGGAGCAATGAGTGATTTGAATGTTTTAAATCCTTATGCTTTATTACAATCTTTCATGTCTGGTTCTACACCACCTTGTCAATCGTTAACTATGCAAGTTACTGATAATAATAATAATTCTTATAATGAAACAAACTATGTTACTTTAACAGATATACAAAACATGGATCCATGTAATTTCCCAGGAGGTTCTAATCCAATTACTGGAAAATCATGTGTTGAAGAATTTACAAATAATAATAATAGTGGTAATCAAAATTCGAATCTAACAAAAAATAGTAAAGATAATGGATTACTATTACCAAAAGATACGATGGTTCAACTTTATTTTCTGGGATTAGCAGCTATTGGTGTTTATATATTATATAAAGTAATGGAAAAATCTAAAAAATAAATAATTTTCAAATAAGTTTTTGAAAATTATTCTTGTGAAAATATTTGTTATATTTTATTTTCTAGACTTTCTTGTCTTTCTGGGGTGTCTACCTTTTCTAGACTTTCTTTTTCCTCCTACCCAACTACATGGTTTGGCTGTATTTATTCCATTTATAGGCGAAGCATTCGAAGCTAGATTACTTAAACTAGTGTTGGAAACATACTTTCCTCCACGATGCATTTTTCTAGTTCCGCGATGTTTTCTTCCACCAAAAAATGAACCAAAAAAATCATTAGATCCCGCATTACTAGATAGTGAAGTACCAGCATTTAAAAGACTACCGTACATTAATTGTTGATTATAAAGAGATGAATTATTACTAGATTTATATTTATTATTTAATGGAACTCTACTAGAAGGTATATTACTAGAAGGTAACTTACTAGAAGGTAGACTACTAGAAGGTAGACTACTAGAAGGTAGACTACTAGAAGGTAGACTACTAGAAGGTAGACTACTAGAAGGTAGACTACTAGAAGGTAGACTACTAGTAGAATTTGTTTTACCAAACACTTTATTATAACCACTTGAAAAAAAGTTTCCAATACTTTTTTTTGTATTATTTGCTGAATTGGTTATTTTATCTAAAGCACCTTTGCTTGAATTTGAAATAGTACTTGCATGAGAATTTATACTTCTTGTAAAATGTTCTAAAAATCCTCCTCTTTTATTTTTATGATTCCTTCTTGTTTTTGGCATATATTATATTATTATAAAATAAAATAGTTAGCTAATATTTGAATGTGATATATAATATTTACTAATTATATATGACTAACATTAAAATTTATGTTTTATATGGTTCGCAAACTGGAAATGCAGAAGAAATATCCAAAAATATTTACGCATTAATAAATAATAAAGAATTTTTAACTATTTATTCTTCTTTAAACAACGTAATAAAAAATAATACATTTGATTTTTTACCAAAAGATGAAGATGAAAAGAAAAATACTTTTTTAATTATAGTTTGTTCTACAACTGGAAATGGTGATGTTCCAGATTCAGCAAATATTTTTTGGTTAAAATTGAAAAATCGAAATCTTGAAAAGAATATATTCAATAAAGTTAAATATACTATATTAGCACTAGGTGATTCAAACTACGATAATTTTTGTAAAGTAGGTAAAAATATTGATAAAAGATTGGCTGAATTAGGTGGAAAAAGATTTATAGATTTACATTGTGTAGATGACGCTATTTGTCAAGATGAAAATGTAGAATTATTTATAGAAAAAATAATAAAGTATTTTATTTCTATATAAGTAAAAATTTATAAAAATTAATAATTTTGTCTTGGAACAGCACCCCAAGCACATACTTGTCCATTTTGAAGACTAGTATTATAAATCGATCCTTTCTTTTTAGGTGCTGTACATCCACCTGAACGAGCGCGACGTAGAGAACTACGCACTCCACTTGGATAATAATTTTTCGTAGTATAAGGAGCTTGATTTGGTAATCCTACTTTATATCCACTTTTTCCTACAGCATTATATTTTTGAATCGTAGTAAACATGGAAGATGGAATTGGTTCAATGTAATTCATATGGGATGAAACAGAATAATGTCGTCGACCCGAAAAAGAGAAAAAAGAACTAGGATTTGTACATGCTTGAACTTTTTGTGTTTGTCTTAATAAAGTAGCATTACTTATAGCGGCTCTTGAATATTGTTGTCGTGAATTAGAGTTTTGATCAGCATATACTGGTTCTTGAGACGGATAAAATAATGGAGGATTTGGATGTTTTCCAGGTAAAGTACCATAACTATGATAAGGAATAGTACATGGGTATTTATTTGTATTTAATGGTCCGATTACAGGAGTTACAATAATATCATCAAATTGTGTCATTATTATATATAAATTATTATATTAATTTTTATAGATAATTTATAAAAATACTTGTATAAATATATTTTTCAAATATTTTTTAAATACATTTACGAAGAGTTATATTTTTTCTATATACTCGATTTTTCTTGTATGTTTTTATTTTATCGTGTGTAACGTTTTTCTCTCTTTCATCCAAAAATTTATCTGTTTCTTTAATAATTTTTTTATTTATTTTTTTAATTATTTTATCAAAGATTGTTTCTTTTTCTGGAACAAACTCTCTTAAAGAATCTTTTGAATTAATTTTTTCATACCCTGGAAATCTGATTAATCCTGCTTCATTAGTTGACTCTGCTAGTATACCATTAGCATAAATACCATAACTTCCATACTTATTTTCATTTTCAATGACAATATGATAAATATTATAAATATTTTCATCATTTACCTCTTCAAAATCCAAATCATAATAAGCAATTAATTTATATTTATTGAATAAAGTTATTTTGTAGTCGTGATAGTATTTTAATAATAAACTTAAATTTTCTCTTTCTTCTTCACTCATATTATCGTTTTCAACAACTACATTATAATTATTATAATGATCGGCAAGAGCATTCATTTTTTCATATTCATCTTCGGATAAATTATTATGAAGAAGCGCGTGAGAACCTGTTACATATAAATCTTCTATTAATAAAGGATTTTTTGACTTGGTAAGTTTATATAATTTATTGATTGTTGTTTTTTCAGTGTTTAAAAGTTGACTTTTAATAATTATTTTTGCTTTTTTATAAGAATTTACACCAGAATATACTTTTACAAAATCACCTTCTCTAATTTTTTCAATAGGAATATAAATCTCCTTTTTATCTTTTAAACATAGAATTTTCGTTCCTTCTTTAAAACAAATATTTGAAACACTAATTTCAATATAACTTATAATAGTTGTATTAGTCGTAATATCATAAATATGTAGAATATTTATTCCTCCATATAAAATAAATACATTTGTAAAATAAAAATGAGTTTCATCATCTGTTGTAATATAAAGTATATCTGAAACGATATTTCCATAACTATCTTTTAAAACATACTTATTATTTAAATCAGGATAAATAGTTGGATTATAATAAGTTAATGTTCCATAATTTTTCTGCATAAGTGGACTAGGAACTGTAGAATAAGTGCCTAAATTTTGGTCTTGAGCAATGACATCAATATAAATATTATCTACAACTACTTCCTCAGCAATTAAATTATATATGGTTAAAGTGTTTGATCCTCCATATGGAATAAATACATTTATAAAATAAAACTGGGTTTCGCTATCTGTTGTAATATAAAGTATATCTGAAACAATATTTCCGTAACTATCTTTTAAAACATAATTATTATCTAGAACAGGATAAATAGACGGATTGTAATAAGTTAATGTTCCATATCTTTTTTGCATAAACGGACTAGGAACTGTAGAATAAGTACCTAAATTTTGGTCTTGAGCAATTACATCAACCTCAACATTATTAATTATGTTTTCATCAAATATTAGATCATAAATATATAATGTAACTGTTCCTAATGTATCAATTATAACATTTGTAAACGTAATGGTAGTTGATTCGGAATCTAGATAAGTTACATCAGAAACATAATTACCACTTGTGTCAGTAAGAACATATTGTTGACCTTCAATAGTATAAATAGTAGGATTATAATAAGTTAAATTGCCCGGATTGTATTGATATAAAGGTTCAGGAGAAGTTGTTGTTACTCCTTGTGTTGGATCTATAGGATTAGTTGTAATTTGTAAATTATAGGTGCTTGGATAAGGATTTGGTTTTGTAGTTTTTAATAACTGCCAAGTATAAATTTGTAATTCATAAGTAAAAGTTCCAGATGTTTGACTTGGAGTTACATTTGTTAAAACTGAATAAAAATTAGTATTTGATGTGATTAAATAGTTTAAACTTATGTCAAAATTAGTTAATGTTGGAGTTGTTATATCTGTCCAAGCCCATCCTGTACACCATAACTGACCATATTTTGATGAACTGTCTATTATAATATTATAGTTAGTTGGAAGTGTTCCACTGTAAAAAAGCGGACCAAATGGGTAATAATAACTAGGTGATTCGGCAATAGTTCCTCCTTGGAGATTGTTTAATGTATCAATAGTTCCAGTATTATTAATACCATAACCACCGTTACCAGCACTACCAGTTCCATTACTACCATTAAAAGTTCCACCTAAACCACCACCACCACCACCTCCACCAGCATAATTACTATAAATAGAATTACCGCCATAACCACCACCATACCCTCCTCCCCCACTACCAGTGTTTGAACTAGGTTTACTATTACCACCACCATAGAAACTAGCATTAAAACCAGGAACATATATATTAGCACCCCCTCCACCAAAAGCTCCAAAACTTATAGCATAAAGACCATTTCCGGCTCTAGAACCATTACCACCAGGACCACCACCTCCTCCACCTTGACTATAATAATTGCCATTTAACTGTGTAATTATAGAACCACCATCACTACCACTACCACCTCCACCACCAGCACCACCTATTCCACCAAGAATACCATGACCACCTCCTCCCAAAAAGGCTCCAGTATTTGTTAAAGTAGTTATTATACCAGAATTATTTAGTCCATGTTTTCCTTGTATTGAACCACCAATTCCACCACCGCCTAAAATAATTCCGGCATTTGTAAAAGATAATATATTTGATGTAACCTCATAAATATCATAACTATTTGTAGAATTACTTCCGTAATAATTACCTGAATAGTAACAACTATTATGATAAGTGCTAATAATATAATGATTAAATGTAAAAACATATGTTAATGTTAAAGTTAAATCATAAGAGTAATAGGTAGTTCCGTTCAATACAATTTCATAAGAATCGCTCAACGACCAATCGAAAACATTGACAGTACCTGTAGCTGGATTAGTATTAAAAGTTCCTGATGTTTCATTCACAGTTATAGAGGTATTAGGTAAAACTAAAACGGAAATGTAAGTGTAAGATGTTCCTTGTGTTGTGTAAAAATCCAAATTGGAATCTGTAAAATCTACTCCAAAATTAAAACTTGTATCAGAAGTATATGATAACCAAGCCCATCCTGTACACCATAACTGACCATATTGTTCTACTCCATTTTCTCCTGAAGCATTTATAATGATATCATAATTAGTCGGGAGATTACCACTGTAAAAAAGCGGACCGTAACTTATTGTATTTCCATTATAACTGACAGTATATGTTCCCCCTTGTCCATTGGTCAAAGTAATTATATTTCCAGAATTATCAATACCATAACCTCCATTTGCGCCCGGATTTCCACCTGGATAACCAATTCCACCTCCTCCACCTCCACCTCCCAAACCATTAACTCCGTCGCCTCCATTTCCACCTCCATAACCTCCACCACCAGTACCATTTGGTCCTATAGAACAAGCTCCACCTCCACCTCCAAATTTAAAAATGCTACTTGTACAACTATCACCATTACCACCAATAGAACCGTTAGCTCCTAGAGCTCCTTTACCGGTTCCTCCAGTATAAGTATTAGAATTATTAGTTGAACCACCACCATTTCCACTTGGACCACCTCCACCACCACCACCATTCCCACCAGGAGTAATTCCATTAGTATTACTACCAATTATAGACCCACCTTTTCCACCACTAACTGCTCCACCACCTCCACCACCAGCTCCACCAGAACCACCATCTCCACCTGCTCCTCCACCACCTCCTAAAAATGCACCTTTATTAATTAAAGTTTGAATAGTTGAACCTGATAAATTAACTAAACCATTACCACCAGGACCACTAGAAGCAATATCAGAATAATAACATGTTGCTCCTCCCCCTCCTAAAATAATTCCTGAATTAGTAAAGGATGTTATTGGTGTAGTAGAGGAATTTTCAAAAACATTGATACCTTGTGTTGCTATAACTGCAGGTGTACCATAATTACCAAAGTAATGAATAGTATTAATTGAACCATCAATAATTGTTTTTGAACTTGTAACTTCAGTATAAGTTAATCCATCTGCCCCTGTTACAGTAGTCATATTTGATATATATATTATAAAATAATTAAATTATTTTATAATGATGATAAATAAATTCATTTTATAAAAATCTTCTAAAATCTTCGAATTGCTCTTATAGCCGATTGAGATGCGTTCGAATTATTGCCTCCATTACTTACATCATTATAGTTTCTATTAACTGCTTGTTGTTTTAAATAAGTAATATAATTAGAACTGTCATAAACATATTTAGTATTACAACTGGATGGAGGTACTCCGGTTCCATCACAATAACTATGAATAGAACCAAAAGCTCCTTTTAGACCAAACATACCTGGACGACTTTGAAATGTTTGACATGGTCCACCACAAGAATAATTTTTACGACATAAAACATCTCCAGCGTTATTTACTGCTCTAAATGGTCCAATTATTCTTTTTTTATTTCCAAGTTGAGTGACATATTTAGTATTCCAGGCATTTCTAAGAGTAAAACGAATTTGTTCGTAATCAACAAATGTTTTATCTGTATCTTGATCAGCTTGTGGCATAACTCCTCTAATTCCTCCACCTAATTTTCTGGTTGCTGGATAAGTAACACCAGCAGCTTCATAACTAGAAATTCCACCAGTTGTATAATTTACTTTAGATGAATTTGAATTATAATATACAGACATTTATATAATACAAGAATAAAAAATGTTTTTTAACAAAAAATAATATATGTTCCCTAAATAAATAAATAATTATATATTATATAATACTAAATATGATGAATTATTTACTAAGTGCAATTATTTTTGTTATTTTGGATGGAATGTATATAACTTTCATTAAGAATTATTTTAATAAACAAATTACTGATGTTCAAGGTTCTCCTATTCAAATAAAAATGATTCCTACAGCATTAACTTATGTATTTCTTGTTTTTCTGTTAGAATACTTTATTATTTCTAAAAAACAAAACTTCAAGACTGCTTTTCTATTAGGGTTTTCCGTTTATGCTGTTTATGAATTAACTAATTACTCTTTATTTAATAAATGGTCGATTTTCACTGTTTTTATTGATACATTATGGGGGGGTATTTTATTT